TTTCCCTTGGTGCGAGATGAAAGAAGTAACCGACAGCAACGGCAATGTATTTATTTACATACCAAAGTTCTATGTTAAATATACAAAGAACGCCAACGGTACATATAAACATCAAATATCTGGGTGCAGGTATGACGGTTTTGTTACTCTGTTTTGTGACGGTAAAGGTAACGAGATTGATTATGTACTTGTCGGCAAATATGAGGGAAGTGGTTCAGCGTCAAAGATTTATTCAAAGAGCGGTCAAACTGTTCTTGTAAATATTACATTGCCCAATTTCCGCAAAGGTTGCGTTGCGAATGGTGCAGGCTATCAGCAGTACGATTTCTTGATTGATGCTATCATTAAAGAGTTATTCTTAGTAGAATTTGCTACAACAAACTCACAATCAATAATGAGAGGTTATACAGCAAGTACAAATACAGCGGCTCTTATTACTGGTCATACGGATAATGTTAAAACCGCATCTGGTTCGTGGAATACTAATCACGATTCCGATACAGACGCTTGGACTGATACATCTTGCAACACGGACGGTATTCACGCTTGCAAGTACAGAGGAATTGAAAATCCTTGGGGTAACACTTGGACTTGGTGTGACGGTATTAACTTCAAGAAAGAAAAAGTGTTTGTATGCGAATCTCCCACAGATTATGCCTCCGATAAATACGATGCACCTTATACCTATATGGGCGATAGAAGTATTGCAGAGGGTTATATTACAAAAATTACACCATTTGCAAAAAATCCTGCTCTTGGTTATATAACAGGAGTTGGTGGTAGCGAAAGTACTTACTATTGCGATTACTCTTGGACTAACAGCGGCAACGGTACCGTGCTGCGTTGTGGTGGGTATTGGGTCACTGGTTCTGATGCTGGTTTGTGGTCTTGGTCTGGTAGCTATGGTTCGTCTGGCTCGTCTGGTGGCATCGGCGGTCGCCTTTGCTATAAACCTCTTTAAGAGAGGGATTATAAGGGAGACACTTCTCCCTTGATATATAAATTAAATAACAAAATTTAGGGTAGTGCGTGTCGCCCGTGCTGAATTGTGGTGGGAATTGGAACAATGGTTCTAATGCTGGTTTGTGGTATTGGAATGGTAACAATGGTTCGTCTAACTCGAATGGTAATGTCGGCGGTCGCATTTTAATCAATAATATTTATGTAACACGCACAATCCTTGCCCCTTGGCAAAAAACACTCCGAAAAGAGGGCGGTTTAGTAGAATTTCCGAAAGACCGTGAGGAGATTAAAAGGTATGAAAAGAGTTGGTCATTTATATGAAAAGATGTGTAATTTGGGAATAATTCGCTTGGCTATTCGCAAAGCATCACAGGGTAAAACATACAAGCATTATGTAAGGAAAGTTCTTGAAAACGAAGAAGAATATGCCTTAAAAATACAGGATATGCTTGTAAATCATACTCTGCAATTAAGTCCTAACAATCAAGTTACAATATATGACCGCTCTTGTATGAAAGAAAGGATAATAACCGTTCCGAGGTTCTTCCCAGACCAGATTATTCATTGGGTCGTAATGCTTGTGATAGAGCCTACTTTAAAGCGTGGAATGTATCGTTTTACTTGCGGTAGCGTTCCTCGCAGAGGTGGGTTAGAGGCTAAGAAATATGTGGAAAGAGCTATAAAAGATGAAAAGGTAAGATATGTTGCAAAGTTGGATATATCCAAATTCTTTAATAGTGTAAAGCCAGAATATTTAATGCCGATGTTCCGCAGAAAAATTAAGGACGAGGAGGCTCTTAACTTAATAGCGGCGATACTTAAAAATGGTGGGAATCAACTTCCTATCGGTTATTATACCTCTCAATGGTTCTCTAATTTCTTTCTCGAAAGTTTCGACCACTTCGTGAAAGAACAGTTAAAAATAAAATACTATGTCCGATATGTTGACGATATGGTTTTGCTTGATACAAACAAGCGAAAACTTCATAAGGCTATTATAGTAATGAATGAATTTCTTCACACAATCGGATTAAAGCTAAAAGACAATTATCAAGTCTGGAAAGTAAATAGCCGACCTATTGATTTTGTTGGATTTCGTTTTTATCAAAATAAAACTTTACTTAGGAAGAAAATTTTTTTCCGATTATGCCGCCGAGTGAGGAAAGTTAAAAAGACGGAATATATAACCGTACATCAAGCACAGGGTTTGATGTCCTTGCTCGGCTGGCTATCAAATATCAATGGTTGGAGATTTTACAGAGAACATATTTACAAGTATGTAACCAAAAGCAAATTAAAAAATATAGTGAGCAAATACTCAAAAAAATTAACGGAGGCAATTAAAAATGAAAGTGTTAAAATTCAGCAAAGAAAAGTGGTTAGCGTCTGCTAATGAGCAAGTAGAGGCAAAGGTTCTTTCCGAGAGAGAAGTTGAGGACGCATACAATGGTTGGGTTAGTGACCTTGACGGCAAGACAGAACAGGAGCTTACTGCGATGAACGCAAATATCCGTTCGGAGTGGCTGGTATGATTATCACGATTGATAATATATGTGCTATATGCGAAAAACAGGGTTGTGACGAGCCTTGCGACACTTGGTATGAGTGTTTGCAAGGCAAACCTGTTGACTTCGGATTCATTGAATAAGGAGCTACTAAAATGAAAAAGTTTAAAATAATAATTTGTATTATCGGTGGGTTTTGTCTGGGCGTTCTTGCCGCTGTCGCTGTATATTTCTGTACGGTTGGTGAAGTCGCTTGGCAGGAATATTTAGAGACAAAGTTAGTGCCAAACGCTGTAATTGTACTTACTTCTATTGGCACAATACTTGTTGCGGCAACACCTTTGATAAGTAAAATTCAGTCAACGCTGACAAGGTTCGATAAAGCAACGAAAGATGTCAACGATACCGTGGAGACAGGAAAGTCCACAAAAAACTCCCTTGAATTACAAGACGAAAAAATCACAGCGTTTGCAAATAGATTTGACAAGTTAGAGGAAATATTATCTGGCTTGGAAAACAATACGCAAGATATAGAGCAGATAGTACAGCTTGGATTCTGCAATATGGACGAGCTTGTTAAAAAGGGTTACGCTGTTGAGATAGAAAAGGTGGCACAAGATGAACACGAAAAAATTGAAGATTAGGCTTGTATTTCTTTACATAGGTAGTTTCATAATCTCGATTGCTCCGCTTTTAATTGTAATGTGTTTTAAGTGGGGCGATTATACCAAAACGCCAACGCAGACAGTAAAACTCTGTGTTGGCGGTATAATCTTGTTAATATTAGTATTTTTAAAAGTTATTGGTAAATTAGGAGTGCCTCGTAGAATTGTGTCGTTCAGTGTAGTTTTTATTCTGGCATACTTATTACAAGCAGTATTGAATGACTTAATGCTATTGAGCGGAATGGCTCTCCTTGGAGAGTTCCTTGATTTTGTATGCTTTCAACACGCAATACGAGTAACGAAAGAAAATATCTTAGTTAGCAAGACTGCCAACACTACGACCGAGCAAGTGGAAAAAGTTCTACAAAAATATCTCGGTAATGGGAGGGTATAATGTACACGAAAGTAAAAGATTTCTTCCGACAGAATATAGGCTACTTTGTTGTTGCGGCTGTCTGTGCTGTTTATATTGCAACCGCACTCATTACGATTGATAAGACAGGAAAGACGGTCGAACAGATAATTGCAGATAGTGCTATTGTATTCTGTCTTGGAGTATTCATTAACAGAGTATTTGACTTGCAAGGTATGATGAATGGTGACCGTGACGAAAAAGTGCAGACAACAATGGCTGTACACGGCGAAACTGTTGTCAAAATTTCTCCTTACATTGATAAACTTGATGATTGGTGCAAGCTAAAAAACGAGGAAAATTTAAAGATACAGCGAACTCGCATACTTGCAACAGAGGGGTTGAGGTATGATGACTACTTTAATGCTGACGGTTCTGCTAAAAATATCAAGCCAGACGAGGCTAAGTTAAAAAATAAACAGCTTAGAAAAATTGAGCTTGATAGATTAAGATGTTTTAGAAAGGCTTTACATTTAAAGCTAACGCCTTTATCGGCAGGAGAACTGACAAGCGAGGGTAGCAAGAAACAAGACCCATACAACTTCGGTCGTACAAAAGTACAATACGAAAAGCAGACAGGCGTAACGGATATTATTTCAAAGATAGGTATCGCCTTAATTTTTGGTTATTACGGCGTTGAGCTTGCCCAGAATTTTAGTTATGCAAATTTGATTTGGAATGGCTTGCAAGTTGGCATCTTCTTGCTAATGGGTTCTATAAAAATGTATAACTCTTATATGTTCGTGACAGACGAATACAGAGGCAGAGTTGTCAAAAAGACTAACAGTCTTGAAATGTTTTACAATTATATAAATTCTTTACCTAACAACGAAAACGATACGGAGGTGAAATAAATGGCACTTACATCAGTAGCGAATAGCTTACTTTCAGGCGATG